TTCGAATTCCACGCTCTGCCCCTCCGCGAAAAATCCGCCGGCTATACAGGGGTCGAGGCAGATACCAATACGGTTCTAAATGTCACTGGTACAGCCGTAACAATTACGATTCCCGACATAGTGACTTCGGTCGGCGACAACATACAAATTCTTCACAATGGAGCCGGCACGGTTTCGATTGTTGCTGGAACTGGCATCACATCATGGGCAGGTGTAGGAACTGCTGGCACTGCCATTACGTTCGTCATGGATACTGAATACACGGCAGCCGCAGTAGTCAAAACAGGCACTAGCGAGTATCGAGTAATCGGCAGAATCGACATCTAATCATGGGACTCCCATTAGCAGTCATCGCTGGAGGTGGCGGTCCCTTCACGATTGAGTTTGACTTTTTGGTCATCGCAGGTGGTGGCGCGGGCGGTGGATGTACCGCAGGTGAGGGTCGCGGTACAGGTGGAGGTGGCGCTGGAGGTTACAGATGCTCTATTACTGGCGAGGATTCTGGTGGAGGCTCAAGCCCAGAATCAAAACTTACCTATACAAGTGCAGATTCAATTACCGTGACCGTTGGCGCAGGTGGAGCTGGAGTTGTAGCAAACAATGGTTCAACTGGTTCTAACTCAGTTTTTGGCTCAGTAACATCTCTCGGTGGTGGTGGCGGAGCGATGGCTCAAAACGCAACACAAGGGCTAACCGGCGGTTCGGGTGGTGGTAGCGCGCACTGGGATCTAACGGGATCAGTTGCGGGGGGATTTGGAACAACCAACCAGGGAACTGACGGTGGCGGTGTCACAGGATCGGGATTCTCTGGAGCTGGCGGTGGTGGAGGTGGAGCCTCAAGCGCCGGACAAGCTGGTGTTGATTCTGTAAATGGTGACGGCGGAGACGGCATAAGTTCGTCAATCACAGGCACTTCGATTGCTCGTGCCGGAGGTGGTGGAGGATCAGGACAGCAGGCAGGTGGAGATGGCGGACTTGGCGGCGGAGGTCGCGGAGGAACATTCTCACCCAATCAAGCGCCTTTACCTGGTGATACTAACAAGGGAGCTGGTGGTGGCGGAAACAATTCATTTACTAACCATGCTGGGGCAGCAGGAGGTAGTGGCGTAGTCATTCTTCGTTACCCTCGTCGCTATCCAGACTTGCGAGTCGGCGCAGGATTGACCTACAGCTCTTCAGTTGATGGCGATTCCAAAGTCTTTATCTTCACGGCAGGAACCGACACAATCAGGTTCTAGGCGACTGGTAGAATCTACATAACAACCTACACAATTGAGTAACTGGAGCGTGTAGTGAACAACGACGAAATCCCTAGCTGGGCAATCGAACTAATCCGTCAGGTCGAGCGCCTGAACGAAAAGATACCGACTCACGTAGATTGGGTGGAGCGCAACATCAAAGATCACGAGCTGCGAATTCGTGCTTTGGAGCGCAAGGTTTGGATAGTCGCCGGTGCAGCAGGTGTCATCGCTTCATCAATCACAATCTTTATGCAGGTGCTACGTGGCTAAGCGCGTCTCAGACTGGCGGATGCCTTACCCTGAAAAATACATCACGGGTCACTACGGTACGCTCTCAGACTTTCGCAAGGCTAGGGGAATGCAACCGCACTCCGGCACTGACTGGGCGCGACCTCGCGGCACAAGAATCCCTGCAATCGCAAAGGGAACAATCAGACTAATTCAATTCAGCAAGGTGCTCGGCTGGGTAGTCGTACAAACCGCGATGGATAAAGACGGCAAGATTTGGTATCTCGGCTACTGCCACATGGATAATCGTCCAGGCTACGAGGTCGGGCAGAAGCTAGTCAAAGGTCAAACGGTCGGACTCGTCGGCAATACCGGCATGAGTTCTGGCCCTCACTTGCACGCAACCGCCAGCCGAACCTTGAAGGGAGTCTTTGGTGCAACATCCGCAAAAGTCGATCTCTACAAACTCATTCTCGAAAACACCAAAAGGACTCAGACAAAACAAGCGGACAAGAAAACTCAAGCGGTGGTGGAGCCGGTCAAGTGTAAATGCTGCGGACAGGAAATAAAGTGAAAGAAAACATCAAGCAGATTCTAGTTAGGTCTATCGGACTAACTCTGGCTACCGCATTCGGTGGAACGGCACTGGGCGCGATAGGTGGCAATTGGCTATTCGGAACCCTCATAGGGATTGGGTCAGCCTTCGCAGTTGTTTTGACTACCGTCGGCGTAGCAATCGCATGGAAAGGGACGCTAGAGATTAGCGACATCCAGAACGCTTACCGCGCAGCCGTAGCGAAGTCAGACTCGGAAGCGGTCAGGGACGCACTCGAAGTAAACGAGGACGGCGACTTTGACTGGGACGACATCGAGGACTCACCAGACTTCGACGATGAATTGGCGGACGACCAAGAAGTAAAGTAGTCCGCAGGGGCTGAAATGGTTTCGACTTGTCTTAGAGCCGAAGTGCAGGGATAAGGACGTGGGTTCGATTCCCACCAGCTCCACTAGCGTTCGCTAGGTGTAGTTCCGGCCCAGATGCCGTGACGCTGATTCGACTCGATCGCGTAAGTAAAGCATTCCTGCAAGATAGGACATTCCTGGCATAACCGCTTTGCTACTTTTGTAGCAAGCTTGCGAGCTTCAGGATTCGGCAGGTCATCGGGAAAGAATAAGTTTCCCCTACCCTCACACGGCACGCGACCGGCTTCGTGTATCTTCCTTAGAAAGTTCACGTAGGCCGTATCAAAACGTCGGAGGTCGGACATAGAGTAAGCCTATTAGCGAAAGAGGGTAAATGAAGCTACACGCACCGCAAGAGTTCAACAAGGCAAAACTGCTAGGAGTGTTCGTAAACGGCTCTCCAGAGTGGCATCACGTCCGCCAGGAGGGTATCGGCGGTTCAGAGATAGGCACGGTTCTAGGACTGAATCCCTGGGAGTCGGCTTACGCGCTCTGGGCAAAGCGATCGGGACTGATTCCTAAGCTGGCAACATCTAACTTCGCCATGCGACTAGGGCAGGTGCTTGAGGAACCAATCCTACAAATCTGGCAGGAACAAAATCCCGACTACGAAGTCTTTACAACCGGCACGTATCAGCATCCGAAGGTTCCTTACCTTCACGCGAACCCAGATGCCCTCGCGAGAAACATTGAGACCGGCGAGTGGATAGTCCTAGAGGTTAAGACCTCACGCAACTACTGGGACGAACTACCTCCGCAGTACGAGGCGCAGGTGCAGCACTACCTCGACGTGATGGGATTACAGCGCGGCAAGATACTCGGCCTAGTCGGGATGGACTGGGTAGAGGCAGACATCGACCGCGACGACTTCCAAATCAAACAGCAACGCCAGGCCGCTAAGGACTTCTGGGACTCGTTGCAATCCGGTGAGCGTCCAGCGTGGGACGGCTCGGACTCAACCTACGAAGCAGTCCGGCAGGAAAACATGGAAATCACCGAGGACGAAGTTGAGATTGAGGGCGGGCATTATCTAGTCTTAGCTCAAGCAGAGTTCGATCGTGCGAAGGACGAACTCAACAAAGCGAAGTCAGAGGTGCTTGCTCAAATGGGAACAGCTAAAGCGGCGTACATGGAACACGAAGGTACGCGCTACAAGTTTGCCCAGAGACAAGCACGAGGAGGCGGAGCACCATTCCTAGTAATCAAGAAGGCAAAGTGAACTCAATTTTCTTAGGCGACACAATCACAATGTACAAATCCCTCGGCGATGACGAGACATTCATCACCGGCAAGGTCACCGGCATAGTTACCCATGACGAAACCGGACGAATCAAATACCTTACGATTATGGGAATCGAGCAGCCAATCTGGTTGAGCGACAATTGGAAATTCGTAGAGGACGAAGGGGAAGAAGATGCCTAGATTCAATTTAGAAAACTACCAAGACGTTCAATCACGTCTCAACGCACTACACAAGGAGAACCCAGATGCGCGAATCGTTACAGAGAACCTTACTACTCCCAGTGATCGGAGTGTTCTTACGTGGGTCGTCAAGGCTTCGCTATACCTCACGGCTGGTGATCAGGCTAACGGCCTGGCTAAAGCGACTGGACACGCGTTTGAAATAGACGGCGGGTCAGGGGCCAATGCCACCGCAGCCCTAGAGAACGCCGAAACCTCGGCCGTAGGTAGATGCCTCCGTCTCGCCGGCATCGGTGAAGGCCCGTCGCGTGAGGAAATGGTGAAAGCTAATAAACCTAAGATTGACAATTGGGTAGCGCAGGCGGATAGTATTAGCGACGTAACCGAACTAAGGAAGCTCTATGCCAAAGCAAAAGCAGCCAACCAGGATGCCGCAGTCCTCAAGGCAATACAAGACCGAGCCGAGGCACTTGATACTGGAAGCAAAGATTCGGGAGCTGGAGGAAGCAGCAATCGAGGCAAGGCTGACCGGAAACAGTGAGCACTACGACATCTTTCAACATAACCTAATCATTCACCTACTGGATCTCTATGCTGCCATCGGAACTAATACAGGAACTCGCAACCCTAACGAGTGAGAACCGCAAGGGCGCGGAAGCGTTATTCGCTGCCGAGGTTGCGCTCGCGGAAGCAGAACACGAACTAGACACGATCGAGCAAAAAGCCTTCATAAAGGCTCAGGGCACGGTCGCGGATAGAACTGCCCTATCTAAGCTAGAAGCCGCCGACGCTCGACTACAGCGCGATTTACGCAAGGCTGAGGCCAATAGGGTCAGGATGAAAATCAAAGGCTTAGAGACGGCAATCATGGCCGTAGCGACGCAGGCAAAGCTAGTTCAGACGGAGACTAGAATTTAGGGGTGAAACCCAAGCTCATCAAACTCATAAAGGAACGTGACGTTTGGTGCTGGCACTGCGGAGCCGAGGACGGGTTACAGATACATCACCGCCGCAATAAGGGCATGGGCGGTTCAATCAAACTAGATCGCGCCGACAACCTCATTAGGGTCTGCGCCTGGCTGAATTACCAGATGGAGCAGAGCGCACCGGTCGCGAACGAAGCAAGAGAAAAAGGCTGGAAGCTCGGAAGCTGGGACGGATTCGACACGCCAGTATTTGACAATTCGCTAGGCGCTTGGTTTATACTCACGAGTGATGGGAGGAAGGTTCCGTCGGGGCCACCATCGTTTCTTATCTAAGGGGATAAGTTGAAAGACGAACTAATAGCAAGAGACGCAAGAGGCAGGGCACTAGAGAACTCAAAGTTCCGAGTGCTAACAAACAAAGACCGCGTAGACATCACGCAGGAATTGAAACAGCTTTACTTTCACGCAGGTCGAGCGAGCGCCGGTGCGAGGGACTACCTAGCGGTTGAGGCGTATAAGAAGTATGTGTTGCGGGAGCAGCGCTAGACTAGAAGCTAAGA